GCTTGCGCTTCTACCCCGCCGGATAGGGTTGCACCATTAATCCTAATTGCGTTATGCGGAGTGGACTCCATTTGATGATCCCGGATTATCCAAGGTTCGGGTGTGTGCATTGAATCAGCCATTCAGTCCTCCTTTTCCGGAACCGCCGGTGCGGGAATCAATCGGTGTGCGTATTTTCGAACTTGGCAATGGCTTTGACGGTGCGCTTTGCGCTAGCTCGGATAGCATCTCCATCTTCCCAGTCAGGCCCATTAGTATGAGCATAGAACTCTGCATCAGACTTAATTTCCGTGAGTTCTTCATGGGTACACGAAATCAGCACGCGATTCTGCACATGTCCTATTTTCTCGCCAGACGGCAAACAGCGCTCTTGATGATCGTGCCAAAACGTAGATGGTAACCACAAAGTTATTTGTGCCATGATGTACTCTCCTGTCACATAACTATTTTTTTGAGCTCCTGCTCAAATCCTGGTTTGATGCCAGTTTCGATTCGTACAATTTCAATCGTGCTGGAGTGGCCCGAGGATTTATTTTTATTGTCCGCATTGGCGATGGTCCATTCGACCTGTGCCGAAATCATCGAGGCAATGTTAAGCGCGGCTTTGACGGTGATCGATTTACCAACACGCTTGGTATCTTTTTGTTTTTCGTCCGATACGTCGCCAAGATCAACCTCGGCGAACTGGCTATCCAGAGGGTAGTAATCAAGGACATCGAGCGGCGCTTCGCAGGCATGAAAGCCGGATTGGCAAAGCTTTATCGGCCCCCCATGCGTATACGTCTTGCCGATTTCGTACTGGAATCCTTTGCAGGTCCAGTCTTTTTCAAAGGCTTTGTAGGCTTTCATTGTTCGTCCCTTTCAAGGTTTCCGTAACCGCCGGTGCGGGAATCAATCGGGGGGCGTCTCTACTCTGTGGCTTTCTTGATGGCGGCGCGGGCGATATTATCCTGCTGCATCTTCGAAAACTCTTTAATGGCGATGCGTATGGCTCTTTTAACATCGTCTGAATCTGCAACTAGATTGTTGCCACAGGTTTGCCAGCAGGCTTCTTTCACTATTTCGTCCAGCCGCTTTGAGAAGCAGATACATTCAGGCAATGCCAACGAGCCGGGATGGCTTAGGTCTGATATGTCCTCTGCTCCGCATTTCGGGCACTCAGGTACAAGTGTCGCGTGACCTACTTCGCCGCAACATGTCCAGCCTGACGGCTCGTAGCCTGATGGCATGGTTTTGTAGCAGAACGGGCAGACGTATTTCATTTGCCGCGCCTGCCGTAATTGAAGCGCAGGAGGGTGCTGGAAACTTGCGTGGTCGTGCCATTTTTGAAACGCACCAGCAGGGGAATGCAACAAGCGACTTCGCATGACCTTCCGGCTAAAGTGACCTTATCTCCAACCTTGTAAGGATGCCCAGTTGGCAAGCTATCTCTTTCTGTGTTCATGATCCACCCTCCTGTGTAATCTCAATTCTGTGCGTGTCTCTGCGGCCTAATCGCGTGGTTACAGCAAACCTTCCTGTTCCAGTTGATGTTCCACCGCGTACCAGTCTTTCGGTTTCGGGGTACCGTTTTCTATTTCTGCGATCCGATTTGCTTGTGCCGCAGTGAACATGGGCTCATAAAGCACATGATCTTTAGCCTTAACGCCGAAAAGGCCGGATTCTTCGTCTTTGAATGCTTTATACGTTTTCATCTCTCCACCCTCCTGTGTAATCTCAATTCCGGACCTGCCTCCACAGGTCGAGAATGGGGATTAGGTGTGCAATAAGCCGATCACGACGCCAATAACAAGACTTACTGTGGCGGTCGTAAGGACCAGCAAACATTCTCGGCGGCTCACTTGATCAACTCCTTGATGTCATAAAGTTCCGTACAGTTCCTGCATTGCTTACCGGTGAACGTGCGGCGAGGCTCATTGTTTGGCTGATCCAATGTCCATGCGCTCACACGATCTGCAATCCCTCCGCCGCACTGTGGGCACGTGGTATTTACCCTGCGGACTTTCCAGCAAGTCATCTGACCATTTTCTATCGCTTGCCGGACGTCCATGGCTTCCCTTTCGTTGGTTTGTCGTGAGTACGGGGACAATGTAGGACGGCTCAAGCATACCCTCAAGCACTGTTACATTTATTTACATATTGGGTATTGAAGCAGGCTCAAGTAACAACTAGTATGGCAAAATGGAAGAAAAGAGCAAATTTCAATTGTGGGGCAAAATCGGCGGAAAGGTAGGCGGGAGATTACGCGCCGATAAGCTTTCCTCCCTCAGAAAGCGCCAGATAGCCAGACTTGGCGGGTTGGCTAAAGCTGAAAAAATGAGGAAAAATCATGAAGAAAAATAACGTTCTCCGTGATGTTTTAATTCGATACGCTTACGACATTGGCTTTTCGACTAGAGAGATAGCCGATGCCGTGAGTCTGACGCCTTCTGGCGTTCATAATGCTGCGGTAAGGATTGGCGCGGATCGCTATGCGATCAAGGATGACGTTTCCGAGCGCAATCGTGAAATGGTCGAGCTATATAAATCCGGAATGACTCTGGAATCCATCGGAATGAAGCATGGGCTAACCAAAGAACGTATTCGACAGATTCTTCGTAAGATGGCCGTTCCTGCTGATGTTGGCGGACAAGCGGTTGCCATGCTGATTAGTTATTCGGAAAGAAAAACCAAACGCCAAGAACGGGCCGAGTTCGTAGAAAAGCGATGCTTTGCTAATTTCGGATGCTCCCTTGAGGTTTTGACCGCCATCAATGGTGGAATCTCCGCATATAAAACGGCAGGCACGGCTTCTTATAGTTACTTGCAACAAAAAGAAAATTCTGAAAAACGTGGCATAGATTTTCGCCTGACCTTCCCGGAATGGTGGGATGTATGGCAAGAGTCTGGTCACTGGGAACAAAGGGGGCGAGGGAAAGACAAGTATTGCATGTCGAGAATTGCGGACTCTGGCGCATATGAATTGGGAAATATCGAAATCATCACCGGAGGTCAGAATAGTTCATATTCTTACCTTATTACGACTGCGGCAGAGCGGTATGCAAAGCGCAAAAAACGCACGACGCGGGATAGCCTGAACATGACGCCCCGTGACGCCGAAGTTTACAAACTCATGCAAAGCGGGCTGGATGCATCTGAAATTGCTTCTCGTTTGGGGATAAAATATGGAAGCGCATATAAAATAACCAGGGCTGTCAAGGCCAGACTTGCCGAAGCCAGCGCCAAAATCATTCACTAAGAAAATGCCTGATCGTGTCATCCGAGACGAGTTGCTGGAATCGGATCGCTGGCTCAACCTGCCGACCGATACCGACCGGCTTGCTTTCATAGGGTTAAGGCTACGTTCCGATGATTTCGGAAACATCGAAGCCGGATCGAGACGCCTATTCCGCTTTCTGCAATCTTTCACCCAAGTCAAAACCGAGGAAGCCGCTTGCGTTGTTTTGGGCCATCTTGCCGATGCTGATCTGGTCAGATTCTACAAATCCGGCAATCCAGAACGCGAGTTTATCCACCTTCCAAGGTCCAGACCGACCGGCTCCTATTTAGTGCGAAAATGTCCCCCATCTCCTTGGTGTAACCCTGATACGTTACTAGGAAAACACGTTAGAGCAATTAGAAATCAGGGTCTTGCAAAAAATGTTACTGATACATCACCGGAACGTAATAGGGATGTATCGCAAGGGGTAGGGGTTGGTATAGGTATAGGGGTAAATCAAAAGCCTTTATTACCATTGGTAGATACATCAACCAGTGCTGTGGATAACTCTGTGGATAAGTCCACCCATGTCAGCAAAGTGCTGGATAACATCAAAACCAATTTAGATAAAGTCAAAACACCAAGCAGATAGATAGTAACTTTGCCCGTCACAAATCGTTGACTTTTCCAGCACATGGCTGGCATAGTGCGCGACATACCTGCCGAGGTCTTAAATGCCCGTCCGTCACGAAGGCGAAAAACTCTCCGATTTCATCGGCCGCTTTGTCGGTTCAAAGCGAGAGAAGCGCAAGTTCCCTGACCTCAAACAAAGACTTACTGTCGGCTATTCTGAAGCCCGGGAGCGGTCCAGAAAGGAATCCCATGGCCAAAGCTAACGATCAACGACAAGTCCAGCCACAGCCCAACCAGCGCCTTCCTGCGGGCCATTTCGACAGTGACGGCAAGAGTCAAGGCGCGCAATCCGGCGCAGTCAGGAAATCCCCTGATGCTTGTCAGGAACGGAGCGAGGGGAAAAAGTGAGGAAGCGCACGAAGTTCATTCAGGACTGGCTGACTCTGTTGTGGAATGCCATGGGCAAGACTGGGCATGGATACCGATTGGGTTCGTTCAAATGGTCAGCAGGGGATAAGCGCCGTCCTGACAAGGCGGAATTCAGCGGCCCGCAGTTCATGCGCCGTTATCGAGATCGATACCATGGGATGGGATCATGAGGAACACTAGAGGCTACGCCGTAGCTCCAGACAAGGACGAGAAGGTCAAGGCAGGATCAACCGAAGGCGGCAAGGAGGAAAGCACCGGCAAGCGATACGATCCCGCCTCACATTTGGCCAACTGCGATGATTGCATGATGACCGTCACCAAGCACATGGGATCGAGCGGTGCTGCCACTGGAATGAAATCGGAAGATCAGGGCGGTAAGACTTCAGGTGCAGGGAAAGGCCACGATACGACCAAAGCAAGTGCTAGGCAGCGGCACTAATGGCGATACAGCACGCTTTCGACGGTCGCTCGGCCAGCCTATCCCATGACGGGAATACCTACGTCCCCGCCGAATGCAAGATTCGCTGTCTCCGTGACCAGATCATCGTTGAACCGCTGGATGTGCCGCACTCAAACGTCTTGGCCATCGTGGAGCATACCAAGCCGGTGCGCGGAGTGGTCAAGGCCGTAGGGCCAGGCCATTATCCGAAACGCTACGATCATCCGGACAAGCACAAACGCTCCAAAATGTGGGAGAGCAAAACATTTCGCCCAATCGAAGTTCAGGTCGGTGATGTCGTGGAACTTGGCGGCATCGAGTTCGGCGGTTACAGTTTCCAGACCTTTCTGTGGGGCGATAAAATCCACCTAATCTGCCGGGAAGCCGATGTTTCATTGATTGATGAGGGGGCGGCACCATTTTGGAGCACCGAAGAAATTGAAGGCGTGAAAAAGCTTGCTCGCGCTACGCTCAACGCAGCGATTGCCAAGGATTTTCCTTGAAGAACCCCAAAAACACACTATCGCTAAACCCACTATCGCTTGACTTGCGCTGCGAGGAAGAAGGCCGCTGCTTGGTAAGCGTGGGTATAGATGCCATGACCGGCCGGGAGCGCGCTTGGCTCTTCGATTTGCTCAAAGGCGCTCAACAAGGCCGGCAAATCACCTTCGGCGTGGAAACCACCCCAACCGGAGAACACGTCATTCGTTTTACCTTGGCCACTCAAGAAGCCCATGAGACAAGCGAAGCAGCGACGCTCAATTAGAGCGCGAACTTGGCGCGAAATCATTGATACGCCGCTTGAATCTACGGTTGTTTCTGTGAAACAATCTGCAAATGGTATCGAATCTGTGCAGCAAATGCAGGAATCCTCGGGACAGAAATCCACAAAGGTATTGCCGAGCATGCCATGCGGCATACATGAGGAAGAATCGTCCGATTCATTCGCAATTAACGGACGAGGCGCGGAAGAAAGCCAACGCGCGGGCTTATGCGAACGTATACAAGAGGCGGGGCAAGCTGATTCAGCAACCATGCAGGATTTGCAGCAGCCCAGAATCCGAGATGCATCATCCGGATTACGATCAGCCAATTTTGGTCGAGTGGATATGCCGCCCATGTCACATGGAGTTGCATCAGCAAGCGCTGGAATTGACACAGAAATTCCAACAGACTGGGTCAAAGGCCAGCTCCTGAACGTGCGCCACGGAGGTCCAGGTTACCGCATCACCATTCTCGGCGAGGAATGGGACTTCCGTCATCCTGAACGTTGTTTGGAGTTCTCCAATACCTTCGAGTGTCAGCAATTTATTTCTACGTGGTATGCCCGGCAGAGCCATGATCCGAGGGCGTAAGATTGGTCGGCCACGGCAATACAACCGCGCCGCATTGGCAAAACTAATGGCGCAGTACATTGACGATACTGAGATTCCGATCATTGCTGAATTCGCCCATCAATCCGGAGTCTTGCGTGAGCTTTTGTACGATTGGCCTGAGTTCTCCACGCTATTAAAGCGCTGCACCGAAAAGAAAGAGTCGGCGCTAGAGCGCATGGCCCTAGCTGGGAAGGTCAATGTCAGCATGGCCATCTTCAGCCTGAAACAACTTGGTTGGAGCGACAAACAGGAACAGACGGTCAAGGGCGACGTTCACTTGAATCTATCCGGTTCGGACGTGCATGGCTGAGTTCGCCCTAACCGCAAAGCAAGCCGAGGCCCAAGAGCTTCTAAACGGCCCCGCAAAGCATGTCATGCTGGCCGGAGGTAGTCGTTCCGGTAAAACCCTACTGATCGTCCGCAAACTCATTCAGAGGGCCTTAAAGGCTCCAGGTAGCCGCCATGCTGTGCTTAGGTTTCGGTTTGGCCATTGCAAGCAGTCCATCGTGCATGGGACTTACCCGGCGGTGAGAAAGATGTGCTTCCCACAGATTCCCTATGCCGAGAGCGAAATCAACCATAGTGATTGGTTTGCCAGACTCCCCGGAGGAAGCGAAATCTGGTTTGGAGGGTTGGACGACAAGGAGCGCGTAGAGAAGATTCTGGGCAATGAGTACGCCTCCATCTTCCTGAACGAGTGCAGCCAGATCCCCTATTCCTCCCGCAACATGGCCGTCACCCGCTTGGCCCAAAAGATTCATGACAATGCGACCGGCCAGCCCTTGCGCCTGAAGATGTACTACGACGAGAACCCCCCGGACAAAGGCCACTGGACCTATCGGATGTTCAAGACCAAGGTCGATCCAGAGACCCATGCCGAACTGCCGGAACCGCAGAACTACGGATTCATGCAGCTTAATCCACGGGATAACCTGGAGAACCTGCCGGCTGATTACCTCAAGCAACTGGAGTCATTGCCTCCGAGACTGCGTAAGCGTTTCCTTGAAGGGGAGTTCCGAGACGCCTCACCAAACGCCCTGTTCAGTGACGAAACCATCGAACGTTGGCGTAATATCGACCGGGAACTGCCGGACATGCTCAGGATTGTGGTGGCCGTGGACCCCTCCGGAGCGGACGACGAAGACAACATCGACAACGATGAAATCGGGATTGTCGTCTGCGGGCTTGGCATTGATGGGAATGGGTACGTGTTGGAAGACCTGACCTGCAAGGTTGGGCCGGAGAAATGGGGCAAGGTGGCTACGAATGCTTTTGAGCGCCACGCCGCTGACCGGATTGTCGCCGAAGTCAACTTCGGCGGGGCGATGGTCGGAGCGGTAATTCGTGGTGCGCGAGTCAATACGCCGTTCCGGCCTGTGAACGCCTCTCGTGGAAAGGTCGTCCGGGCCGAGCCGATTTCCCTGCTTTTCGAGAAGGGAAAGATTCGCATGGCGGGCATCTTTCGGGAGTTGGAAGATGAATTGACCGCCTTTACCACCCATGGCTACATGGGCGAGAACAGCCCTAACCGTGCGGATGCGATGATCTGGGGCATGACGGACCTGTTCCCGGAATTGGTGAAGGAAGAACTCACCAAACCGCCAGCGCCTCAGCAAGTCTTCGTGCGCCATCGCGGACCGAACTCGTGGATGCACACATGAAAATCGAAGAGCCCTGTCACCGTGCCCGCAAAATCTGCTTCCTGACTTACGTCATTGAGCACGATACTTACGCCTGCGTGCATTGCGGCCAGCTATTCGAGGTTGATGACGATCCAGAGGATAAGGCCATTCTCGCCATCAGCCATGATGATCCGTCCCTAGTCCAGACTATCCGAGTCCATGGCTGACCAACCCAATACGGCCGTTCATCGCACCGAGGAAGAGCGCGAGTTCGCCGCTATCACCGACGACGAAATCTGGATAGAGGCTCGGGATCGTCTGGAAATCTCCAATAAAGCAGAAAGCCACAACCGTCCGGCTGCCAAGGAAGCTCTTAAATTCAGGGAAGGAAGCCAATGGGATCACGATGCTTCCAATACCTCGATCAGCGAAGATGAACCAGAGTTGACCATCAACTTGACCGACGCCTTGTGCATGCGGGTCGAGAACAATATCCGCCAGCAAAGACCGAGAGGTAAATGCCATCCGGTAGGTGAGGGGGCGGATATCGAATTGGCCGAAATCATCAACGGGATAGGCCGGCATATCGAAACCCGCTCCGAAGCCTCTGTGGCCTACGATACCGCCGCCGCTTGTGCTCTTACAGCGGGTTGGGGCTATTTCCGCATGATCGCCGAGTTCGTAGGACCGAAGAGCTTTCAGAAGGACCTGCGCATCCTTCCCATCCGTAACATTTTCACCGTGAACATGGACCCCGATGCCATTATGCCCACGGGTGCGGATCAGAACTGGTGCGAGATTTCCATCAAGATGAAGCGCCAGGAGTACAAAAGACGCTATCCGAAGGCACCTAATATCAACTGGAATGACACCGGCAACGCCCACGGGCAGATGGAGTGGGAAGACGCAGAGACGGTAAGACTTTGCGAGTATTTCCGCATCAGAGAACTGCCTGAAAAGCTCTATCTGCTTCGGACGGCAGACGGTCAGGAGTTCACCAAATACCGTTCCGAGCTTCCCAGAGACCCCGCAACCGGCCGGATTGCTTCAATGGAGGACATCGAGTCCGTTTTAGCCGAGCATGGGATGAAAATCGAAGGGGACCGGGACTCGATCAAGCGTCAGGTCGAATGGTTTCGGCTCAATGGTCTAAAAGTGGTTGAAAGGCAGCAGATTCCCGGTTCTTACATCCCCGTTTTCCGGGTAGAAGACCGCGCTACCGACATTGATGGGGAAGTGCTTCGTAGGGGCATGGTCCAAGCCATGATGGACCCGGCGCGCATGGTCAATTACGGGGAAGTGGCGAAGATCAAGAGACTAGGTCTTGCTCCCAAGGCGCCGTGGATCGGGGCAGAAGGCCAGTTCGAAGGGCGGGACGAATGGAACGACGCCAATAAAAAGCCCTATTCCAAGCTGGAATACAAGCCCGTCGTCATCGAGACTTCCCAAGGCCCGATTCTAATTCCTCCGCCGACGAGACAACCTCCGGCTCAGATCGAGGCGGGATTTTCCGACTTCGTACAAGGGATGAGATCGAATCTCATGGCCGTGGCTGGGGCTCCAAATGAGCCGGGGCAGGATCAACAGGGCGTTGTAGTTTCGGGAAGGGCGATAAACCGTCGCCAATGGCTTTCTGATCAGGCCCATTACCATGTTTACGACAACCTGACTCTTGCGATTGCCCAATGCTGGCGGGTGATTGTCGAATGGGTGCCCGTCTATTTCTGGGAGCCGGGGAGGATGCAGCGGATTATCGGGGAAGACTCCACTCCGGAGATGGTTGCCATCAACAAACCGGAAGAAGAGGATGGCATTAAACGCATCAAAAACGATTTGTCTGTGGGGCGGTACGATGTAGTGATGGATACCGGGCCAGGCTACGACACCAAGAGAGAAGAGGGCGCGGATAACATGCTTGAAATGATCAAAGTCCCCGCTTTGGCTGAAATCGTCGCCAAAATGGGGCCTGATCTGCTTTTCAGGTCTATCGACCACCCCTACATGCAGGAATTGGCCGACAGATTGGCCGCCGCGACCCCGGACGGCCTGAAAAAAGTCATGGAAGGACTTTCAAACAGGGCAAAATCACTGGTTCAGTCATTGGTCAATGAAAACCAACAGTTGAAGCAGCAATTGCAACAGGTTCAGCAGGATTTGAAGGCAGGAATCACCAAAGCGCACATTGCTGCAGTGACCAAAGCGCATGACACCAATGTTATGTCCGATACCAAGCGCCACGATACGGAAGTCCGGGCTAGAACAGCCCTGTCTGTAGAGAAAATCCGGGCGGCCTCAAAGCTGGTGGATTCTCACTTGGAGCATGGGCACGAGGTTGATATCCTTCGCGAAGAATTGACTCACGGCGCAATGGAGGCGGAGCGCGAAAGGCAGTTCACCGCCTCACAAAAACCTAACGGAGCGGATCAATGACGACAACGGTGCTGGACAGCAATAATCTGGAAGCAATAGTCCAAGACGCGACTGGCGAGGGACTCGGGGAGACCAAAGATGGCAAAGTCGAAACCGAAAAAGCTGATACCAAGGTTGCCGCCGAGAAGGAGCAAAAGACTGAAGCTGCGCTGGATGTCGAGGGCGAAGATGGCCTGACCGCTAGGGAAAAGGCTGAATTGAGCGCCAAGATGCTCAAAGCGGTCGGTAAGCGTGTGCGCGAAAAGCGCGAAGCCGAGGAATTTGCTGCGGAGCAATACAATCTGCGTCTGGCGGCGGAACATCGGGCAAAGGAATTGGAAGATCAGATCAAGACCGCGCCAAAGCCGGAACCTGCAGAGGAACCCAAATCTCCGGCACGCGCCGATTTCGCTACCGACGAGGAATACGTCAAGGCTCTGGTCGATCATGGTGTCGCCGAGGCGTTGAAGGAGAAAGAGGCGGCGGATGAAAAGGCCGCCGAGGAAACTCGTATTGCCAACGTATTGGAGACCGCGAGAACTCGGATTGCCAAGGCAATTGAATTGGTACCCGACTATGAGGATGTCACCTCAACAATCGATGAGCGCATTCCGCCTGCTGTGGCTAGCTATATGCAGGAGTCGGAGATGTTTGCTGAATTGGGCTACTTCCTGGCAAAGAATCCGGAAGTCATCAAGGCCCTGCAAAAAATAGGGGGTAAATTCGACCCAAAGACGGGTTATTATGAGCGGGTAGACAAACAATTAGTTGAAATTGGCAAAATTGAGGGTAAACTAACGCCATTCGCTCCTGTAGCGAAGGACAACGCCCCAGCGGCGAGCACTAAGGTCAACGGCAAACAGCCTCAGGCTGCACCGAGAGAGACAGGGGAAACCCTGAGCATGGCCCGCAGAGCGGCCCCGGTGATTACGCCCATTTCCAACACGGGTACTTCTGGCGAAGTGAATCTTGAGACTGCAACTGTCCGAGAGCACATTGCAGAATTCGCCAAGAATCGTGGTGTGAACCTGACCCGGCGTCAGCGGCACTAAATCAC